ACGCCCGTCTGCCAGATCATCCAGCGGGGTGCCGGTGTAATCACCACTCACATCATCACTGTAGAAGCGAACGGTGTAGGTTTTGCTGCGAGCGCTCTCTGCGAGCATTTTCGCAAAGCGTTCCAGGCGCTGATACTTCGTCACGCCATCACCGGCAGACAGCGGCCACCAGCTCCAGAAGATTTCTGTGGTATTTTTGCCATCCAGCAGACCGCGGAATGTTGCATCCACGAATTCTGCGCCGGCAGTACCGGCAGCAATGCCTGCCAAAATGTCATTTTGGCGTTTCATCTGAGCGGCCAGTTTCAGACCGGTTTCATCGCTCATAGGATGATTGATAAGTTCCCATGTGCCACCCATTTCTTATACCCCCTTTTAGGTGCTTTTCTTGATGAAAAACGACAGTCGGCCGCTCTCGTCCGGGCCAAGTGCATAGCTTGCAGAAGCAGCGCTTGCCGCAGCCTGCTGGGCCGCAGCTGTCGTCTTGTTCGGCAGATCCTTCGATGTCTCAGCAGCGGCCTTGCTGGTCTCTGCGCTATCTTTCGCCGCATCCGCAACAGCTTTTGTCTGACTATACAGTTCATCCAATTTTGCTGCTGATTTCCTGCGGGCGATTGCGTAGGTCAAAATATCAATCATACGCCACCATCCTTACATCGGGTAAAACTTCCCGGTAGAATCGGCGATGTAGATATTTCCTGTATGAATAACCAGTGCTTGCGCCCCCATCGGTGCAGATTTGATATTCTGCAGGTCTGCTTCATCGTCGCAGTAGTACACCGTGGCCGGCTGGGCTGCGGTGCCATACTGCTGCATAACTTTGAACATAGAAACTCCTTTCCAGATTATAGCCATGCAACATCTGTAAATCTGATTTTTGTTAGAGAATCACGGATTCCGTGATTTTAACTGCTCCTGCGGACAAAAAAGGAGAAACGGCCATCGGCATCCGGTCCGAATGCAAAATTGATAGATGCCGCCGATCCCGCCACCCGATTGGCAATGTCCGCTGTCCGGTTCATGTAGTTCAGCGCATTTCCTTCGGATGTTCGAGCGTCTGCCGCGCTATCCCTCGATGCACGCTCGCTTGCCGCCGCAGAAGACGCATTTTCCGTGGAGATTCTTTCGGACTTACTGGCCGCGATTGCGCTGGCATTCGCGGCAGATGCACTCTGCGCTGCGGCCTGCTCTGAAGCGCTGGTATTGGCTACCAGCCGCTTGATTTCTTCGACGTTTTTCAAAATTGCATCTGCCACATCATCGCGGATCGCGTAGAGCAACCGCCATTCATCAGCTCCATCCAAAACGTACTGCGCTGCCATTTCGATGCAGTATGCCTGACTGGCCGGCTTTGCGAATTTCTTGACCTTGTACGATGAACCTGTGCTTTTGCTCGTAGGCAGTTCTTTGACATCTTCCATCGTGTCCACATAGAATGAGTACCACGCTTCGGTCTCAGTTTCCAGCAGGGTACTTGCAATCAGAATCGCCATATATTCTCCTTTCAGCTGATTCCGTTTTCATCAGCGAATTTCAGAAGGGCTGCTCTTTCGATTTTAAGAAACTCTTCATAGTCGGCAGCGGGAAGTATCTTGAGAGCATCATCTTTTGGCAGTTCAGCCTTGATGGGAAGGCAATCTCCTATTTCGATGTATCGCCGGTTGTGATAGTATGCACTTGCGAGCACGCGGGCTTTATGAGCCCAGCAGATGCCCGTAAAGCGGCGGTTTGCCGTTCCGTACATCTCGTAGTTCAAGCCGGAGCACCAGCCACAGCCGGCAGATACAGGGCAGTCAATGCACTTCTGCTCAGACTGCGATGTGAGGGTGATCGCATCGAGCTCTGCTTTTGCCTTGCGCTGAGCATCTGTAGTATACAGACCATCATAGACGCTGCCGAAGCGAACTTTCTTCGATTTTTCCTCGCCAATACTGATAGGTGCATACCGGATGCAGGGGTACGCAGATCCATCAGGAGCGAATGACATCATCGCTCCCGTTCCGCCGCAAAAATTGGTGTCGCTTGTGGTTTTACCACCGAGGATGCTATCTAACATGGTGATGGAAACGTCAAGCTGCTTGGAAACGATGTAGTCAGAAACAATCTTCATCTGCTCGTAAAGCAGCTTTCCGTCCTCTGGCGTATAGACTGGTTCGTATGCGTAGTTGCACGCAATATCGGTGCATCCCTCGTCCAGCATCATTTTGATGCTGTCTGCGATATACCGGAAAGATCCCGGCACAAATGTCATCTTTGAGTTTAGCCAGCCAAATCTGTGCTTCGCATCCTGAAATGCGCTCCATGCCAGAGAAAAACTACCGACTCCGTGCTCGTCCACTCTGTACTTATCGTGCAGTTCTTGAACGCCATCAATGCTGATGGTCACAGACATCATTTCGTGGTACTTGTCAAAAAGGTGCCGGGCTTCAGGGCTAAACCAGAGCTTTCCGTTCGTCGCAAAGGATATTCTGGTAAATGGGGCAAGCGGGATGGATCTGCGGTAGCACTCCGAAAACCAGTAGTCGCAGATGTGCTCGATGAGTTCGGCTTCGAGCAGGGGCTCGCCACCGATGAAATCAAGAACAACAGCTCTGGTGCTGCGGTTGATGAAGTCGGAGTCGCCCTGTTCATACAGATCGAGCAGATAGTCCACGATCTTTCGACCCGTTTCGATACTCATGTGCTCAGCGCCTTTGTGGTGCTCATAGCAGTACGAGCACCGCAGGTTGCATCCGCTCGTCACCTGAAACGTGATGTTTCTGCAGAGCGCATGGTTTGCAGATATATCCCCGCTTGTGTATAACCGTTGCACCATGTTGGAGTAGTCTTCATGTCTTTTACGGGTCAAGGAGATGTACCTCCCCTCGGGCGATATCGAACCAACAGCTTTTTATGTTATCCTCTGGCTCGGTATAGCGAGAAACGATTGCATCCTGCACCATTTTGAGTTTCATCTGAGATGCACGGCACGGTTCCGCATAGTGCATGATGACATCTTTAGCGTCAGTGCTCGCCTCTGTATTCAGCTGTCGGCCAAGGACGGAAATCAGCCTCTCGTAAGAGTCTGCTTCATAGAAAGCACGTTCCAAGGTTTCGCTTTCTTCGGGTTTCAGCTCGATAACTTTCACAGCCTACTCCTTTCTCAGCAAGCGTCCATCTTGGGAAGTCTTTCCACAATCTGCGTGTAACGTGCGCGGATCTTGTTCATCGTTCCAAGCGCAGAAGTTAGTGCGCGAAGATTGTTGTTGAAGTCCAAGCGCAAGTAGTCAGTAAGCGTGCGGAGGACGTACCACATAGCAAAGATATCCGCATCCTCGGAGCAGGCATATTCCCCGGTGCTCCGCAGCGTATCTCCGCATTTTAGCTGCTTTGTGACAGGATTTGCAGCAAAGTTGAACGTTCGCGCCGCCAGACCGAGCGCCAGCAGATTTTTGCGCTCATTGGACGCATTGTCAATTTTGCAAGCTTCCAGTGCCGAATCCACAACCGTAAGGCAGTAGATGAACCAGCTGTCGAAATCGGTAGCATCAAGAGCGCAAAGAGTGCCAGCATAGCCAAGGCACCAGAACAGGCTGTCTTCACCGCTCGGAGCAGAAGCAAGAAGCTCATTCCAATCTGTCACTTCTACGTTTTCCTGCTGGAGAACCTTCAAGATTGGCAGGTTTCTGAGATATGATACCTCCGCCTCAGAGTCAGCATTATGTGCGAAATGAAGAACGGCTTCCATTTACTATTCCCCCTATCCTTAATTCTTGGACCAAAGAAAGCCAGAGCAACTAGTACAACCTCCGCTGCATGTACCCTCGCAGTTATCTGCGCAGGTGGCAGTGCAGCTGGTACAAGCGGTGTCGCAGGCAGTTTTACAATACTCCCCGCAAGTTGTTCCGCAGGTGTTATTGCAAGTGTTCTTGCAAGATTTGCCACAACTAAGAACGCATGAAAGCTGGCACGTTCCACCGCAGTCTTTTGCACAGTTTGACTTGCAAGATGATACGCACTGGGACGAGCAGTCATCTTTGCAATTCTCGCTGCATCCGCCTTCGCATGTGCTAGAACACCCATCGCAACTCCCGTCGCATCCTCCAGAACATGACCCAGAACAACCTCCGGAACAATTGTTTGCACAGTTTTTGGTACAAGTTGTATTGCATCCACCTGTGCAGGAACCAGTGCAGGTACTTGTACAAGTGCTTGTACAAGTACCCGTGCAGCTCCCTCCACAGTCATTGGCGCACGATTGTGTACAGGTTCCTGTGCAGGTGCCAGTGCAAGACCCGGTGCAGGTTCCTGTGCAGGTGCTGGCACAATCATTGGCGCACGACTTAGTGCAAGACCCGGTGCAAGTTCCTGTGCAAGTACTCACGCAAGAGCCGGTGCAAGAACCAGTGCAATCATCGGCACAGCTTTTTGTGCACGAGCCGGTACAACCGCCCGTACATGAACCGGTACAGCTGGAGCAGGCAGAATAACAGCCTGTAGTACAAAGCCCTGAGCACGCACCAGCGCATCCGCTGGATGCCGATGTTTCAGAAATCGCACTAAGCTGGCTGAGAACCACAGCGGCCTGTGTCAAAATATCAGCTGCAACCTTACTCCCGCTTGCCGGGGTGATGGAACTTCCTGTGATAGCTGAAAGCGGCTGCGTAATTTTCTGGATGTGCTCATTGGCGATTTGCTTACCAGCCGCAGGGGTGACGGAAAAAGAATTGATATAAGCTGCCATACTTCCAATGCTCTGGCCTTGCCCTGTTCCCTCGCTTTTTCCGCGACGATTAAGTTCAGCGTTTAGCTGTTTTTTAAGTTCTATGTAGTCGGCCGAGTAAACCTTTGTGCTTCTTTGAGCCATCACACACCACCTACTCTCACCTTCACAAGCCGCAGATCCGTTCGGTTATCGCCCTCGCAGGCGTATCCCACAATTTTGTTTGCCGGGTACGATTCGCACGAGCCAACCGCACGACCAACGCCGGGCGTGCTGGACAGAACGATGTAATCGCCCGTATGGACAGGTCCAACCACTTTCGTGTGAACACGTCCTGCTAAGGACACCGGAATAAAATCGGGCAGGTTTTCCTCAAGGAAATCCTGCCCTTCAGCTACTTTATTTCCGCCAATGAGCATAGCGTACTCATCCGTGTGAATTCCTGCGATACGGCCAGATAGGTTCGTGGCCTTGATATACCGTTCCGTCTGGCTCCCAGTATCCAGAGCGATAATATCACCGGGTTCGGTCTGCTCGCCACGCGGCATGAGCTCCGCATAGTCGTTGTAAACCGCATCGTAGACACGCTGCGCGGAAATATCACCCGACGCTGCCAAAGACTTAAAGTGTGCATCACCTTCGGATGTCACATAATGTACCGTGCCGTTTGCAAAATATACCGTTCCGGTGAAAGTGCCGCCCGCATTGCGCATTGCGCCAAGGTTTTTGCAGGCATCAGCGGCGGTGCCAGAACCCGTACCGCCGCGTTCAATCGGAAGGTTTCCGTTTGTGATCTGGCTTGCCGAATGCTCATGCGTAGATGGTGCGAAAGCATTCGCGTGCTTACCATCAACCGTATCAGCATCGCAACCTTTCATCAGCCCGTATGCTGCCAGCAGGGACACAATCTGCTTCGCCGTAAAATCGCTCTTAGGCATTGCGCTGTTTGCCGTCCTCTTGACAGTAGACAGGTCAGAAATAGCCTGATTCAGCAAGGCACTCAAAATATACGTGACCATGTTGAACTGCTGGCTTGTCGGTTTTCCGTTCAGACCACCGACAATAGAAGCCCAGCCGCCTTTCCAATCCTCCAACGAAATGTCTTGCTTCACGCCAGACATAGAAAACGCCGCAGTTGCATAATCTTCAAGCGCCCCGGCGCGACCTTCTGCCATAATAAATCACCCCCAGTTAATTGATGGACTGTGCAAACTTTCCTTCGCCGAAACCTGCAACTCGCGGATTGAGATCCACAAAGCCAAAGGTTTCCGCATCCTCTGTCGAGCAGTCCACGCGAACCTTTACGCCCGCAGGACGCACAATAAGGTCATGCGTTCCTAGAATAGACATGACCATATCGGAAAACGGTGCTGAAATCGAAAGAAAGATTGTTGCCGGCGTGTCTCGTCGTTCACTATAAACCACCTGTGTTGCACCGAAAATAATTTTGGTTGCTTCGATGATTTCATCCGGCGTGCATCGGCAGGAATTGACAAAAGCCTTATACTTCAGGCAAACGCGATAAATATTATCATCGTCTGCAAGTTCTCGGCTTCCAATCATCGCTCCGGCCTGCTGACGGGTCAGACAGACTAATTGTCCAAGCCGATCAAGCCAAACGCCCGTGCAGTTATCAAAATCATTCAGATTTTCCAGACCTCCAAGGAACAAAGAAGCATTTTCGTACTCCGGCGCAACAGCCCAAATGATACCGTCCAGATTTGACATTTTTTCAGCACTGAGAGGTGTTTCTTTTAGGACTTCATAGCCCATCAGGACACCCCCTTACTGGAAAACTGTAAAATCCATTTCCCGTCCGAATTCTTTCGATAGATTGCAGGCGGGGCAATAACTCTGGCGATGCTCCCCATCTCACAATCTTCAGGCAGATTCTTCAGATCATCTACGGTGTCGCAGATATAATCGCCCATTTTGCTTTCTTCAAAGGATTCCAGCTGAAACTGCATTGGCAGCTTACCATACATTTCCTTGTAAGCGTCAATCATGCTTTCACCACCCGGATGCCGCTCATGCTAATGATGGGCTGCTGATTGATTTGAACCGGTACTATGCCGGTCAGCATAGAGCTATCGGCAACCGTCTCAATTTCAGGCTTTTCACTCAGCAAGCCCCGGATTTCGATATAATCAACACCGGACACGTTCTCCATAATGGGACGAATGAATTTTTGCAAGCGAATCGTTGCGCCCGCCGAAAGATTTTCCTCCATCAGCAAAGATTTGATTCTCGCCACATAATCATCGTCCAGCCCGCCAGAACTCGTAACCGTAATAGAAAGCAGTAGATAAACGTCATTCACGCGAGTGAATTCCAAATATTGCCGATTGCCGTTGACATCGGTAGCGTAAGCATAATGCTTTCCGTATGCGCGGATGCCACCCGCCTTGTTCTTCCAAATGATATTGGCCACATCTTCGTCAGTGCCGCCCTGAACCACGATTTCAATGCTGTGCGGTGGTCTACCCTCTGCATCGGTCGTATCATTGTAGTTTTCGTATCCGGCTGCAAAGGTCACGCCCTCCACATCGCTGTATAAAAGCGAAACGATGCTCGCAACCGTGCCGGTGCCGCGGCTTGCGACGCGGTTTGTATAACTTGTTCTGGCTTCGGCATCTGTCTGGGTCAACCGACCCTTAATCGGCGTGATATCATTGGTGCAGGCTGTCCAACCGTCCACGGTAGTAACAATCTGTGTGATAACACCCTCAGCCAGCACATAGCTGCCATATTCCGCGCTTTCAAACTGGATATTGCTGGTCACTTCCGTAACCGTAATGTACTTGCACAACGTTGCCGAAAAGCTGTCAGCGGCGCCCGATGCGGTCAAAACGATTGAATGCTCTCCTTGATCGTCGGTTTCGTCCGAAACAGTGATGCCGAACTTTACCAAAGCATCAAAAGACTTGACAGCCGCAAGCATCTGCGAGTACGCATCGTCATACGAGGACACGGTCATTTTCTTTGTGACGCTGGAACTTTCTGCATAGGTTCCAACTTCTCCACTGGTCGCATTGCGAGAAACGCCAAAATCAAACGTAAATGTTCCTGCAATGCTTTCAATTGGACGAATTGCCAGCTTTCTCCAGTTTGCGCTGGAGATTATGGATGCGCTGACCGCCTGAAAAGTACGTTGCGGTCGGCTGCTCGACTGAATCAAAGCGCCAACTGGAATGACCGTTCCCTCTTGGCCAGTACAAGAGATAAAATATTTAGTTTTGGCCTGTCCAATGCGGCTCACCCCGCCCACCTGCATCACGTTATCTAACGCAACGCCGCAGGCCGTATTGGGGAAAAGCTGCTGATATGCAGCAGCATAAGCCTCCCAGAGTTCCGCCGGGGCATCCGCAAAAATTGTAAACAGGATGTTCATCACGCTTTGTGGGTTCTCCGATGGGTCAACTCCAACCTCGTCTTTAAACCTTTTGCAGATGTCGGTGTAAATTTCATCCAGTCGGCGCATTTGAAAGCCCTTATCTGTCACTCCGTAGTCCGACATGGGACAGTTCCACCTCACTTTCTATTTCTCCTTCAGTGGTGGTCGCGGTAAAAGACGCTCGGAGCGTTCTAGTCTTTGCATCCTTTATAAGGTTGATGGTGCCCACCCCTGTTACGCCATCAACGGCGAGGATTTGGTCTCGCAGGGCCTTCTCGATCAAGGCTCGATTCGGAACCTTCACAAGGATTGTTTCAAAGTAAGGCGTGCCCATAGCGGTATTGAACACCCATTCTCCTTTTATCCAGCGCAGACGAATTTGCACACCCTGCCGAACGGCATCGATGATTTCAAAATCGCCGGTTTCGTTGATGAACAAATCTCCATCAGCCGCAAGCGCAAGGTCTTTCAATGCCATTACTGCGGCCCTCCTGTCAACCCGTGCACACCCGCATGAGTATGCGTATTCATCACGATGCCGCCAAGTGTCAGCGTTCCAGAAATATCCACATTGCCCTGAACCTGAACATTTCCTTTTATTTTCACATTGCCAGTCACATCAACGGTCGCTGTGGTGATTTTCACACTTGCAGGAAGTTTCTCAACCGAAGTGCCTCCGTTTTTCGACTTAATGCTCCCGTTGGTCACCTTGATTTCCGACGCTCCCCTTTTTACAGTGACAGAGTCATCTTTCATCGTGACAACAGTATCTTTCTTCTTTAGTTCGATGCTGTCTTTCTTGACGGTGATGGTCGCAGTCGGCGCAAAAACAACTGCTGCGTCCTCACTGCCGGCACGCTTAACCTGCTCGCTAGACGATGCAGGCAAGCCCGGCAGCAAGGTTGCATTGGATAAGTCCCACTTCAAGTCTGTTCCAGAGCCGCCCTCTCCGAAAATAGCCACACATCCATCCCCGGAATGCACAGGAAACGCAAACCCGATTGTGCCGCCTGCTCCGGTAGGCATCAGGATGGCCGTGCCCGAAATTTTAGGGTAGGGTACTTCCCTATCATCATCGGTCGTTACTTTCAAATCCGGCGTTAATTCAGCAGTGAAGTTTTCGGACACGTTACCGACCTTAGCAGGTGCCGAGGTGTGGATATTATCCCTCATGTACTGGTCGATGATGCTCACGACTGCATCGCGGAAGTCCTGATCCACGCTACTTCACCTCCACAAACTGCCCAACGCATTGCCAATCGTCGCCCTCCGTATCGCCGGTGAACCTGATTTTTGACGCTCGGTAGTTCCCCTTGTACTCTCTGGATTCCACTTTCACATAATCGTCAATCTGAATATGGCCATTCAGGCAATATGTAACTTCAATGCCTTTTTTGGCCTTTCTTTTGGTCGTATTAGAACTCGCGTTCTTGCTCGTTGAAGATTTGCTACTGGTCGATGCGGATTCAAAGAAAGGCTTCGGTGAACCAATCATGCCGGAATCAGCCGAAAGGACATAAGCCGCCATCGTTAGAGGTTCATCCAGAGCACATATTTGAACGATTCCGTTTTGAACGCTCCAGCGAAGCTTGCTTCTATCGCACAGCCGCCCGATAAGCGTCTTTCCTGTGCCAACAAAAGCAAAATTCTTAAAGTCGATCATTTTAGCCTTGGGAGAAAGCTTAACTTCGCACCCCATTTCTTGAGCAACATCCCTGACGATTTTTTCTCCGTTCACAACACCCGAATAACTCAGGCTCACCGTTGTATCTCGTGCGGATGTAAAGCTATCCACAAACTCAATTGTGGTCTGTCGATCCGCGCCGTTTGTTTCGGTTTCAAAACACGTCAGAGAACCGCCCATAATAACAGGCAGGTCATCGCCATATCCAGCACGCAGTTCAATCAGGCAATCTTCCTGCTCCAAAAGGCGCAAGGTTTCATCCGCCAGATTCCAAAGTGTGATTTTCCCTGTATTAGAACTTGAACTATCGCCAATTTCACAGGAAAAGGAACATCGGATAACCCTCTTCGTTTTTTCGTTAGGCTTTCCGATTTCGCGGCCAACAGAATTATTTTTCCCGATTCTTACTCGGTACTGTCTATCCCAGATGTCCATCTGTTACACTCCAAGCTGTTTTGCAGGAAGGTATAGCAATTTTGCCTTTCCATCCACAAAATCATTGCGGCCAATTGTTTCCTGCTCCGTTTCAACGCCAAGAACGCCCGGCGGACCTCCTTGGGTTTGATAGTAGAAATTCCAAATCGTCCCCGGCACGAGCCGCGCCATGCCGAGGATAATATTCATTTCTGCGTCATATATACTGAGCATCCAAAAGCCACCGTATGCGTTCCATGTCAGCCGGAGATTGTAGTACACTTCATCAAGGTTTACGCGCATGATGGAATCGTTTCGGTCCGGCACAGAGATTTCATAGTATTCCAAATCCATCGCCTATACCTCACTTAAACAATCCTATGGCTTTTGCCCCAGAACAAAGAATACTGCTGCGGGAAGAAGATTTTCCGCTGCTGGAAGATTTTGCCGTGGAGGTGCTCTTCTGGCTCGCACCGGTATTCTTTTTAGACGTTCCTCCGCGAGCGTACTTTATGCTGATATTTGCAGTTTCTGTCGAATTGATAGACACCTGCTTCAATTTCAGTTCAATACGTTCGCAGTTGCTTTCCTCTTTGGGGAACGTCACGCTCTCGATGCAGACATTCTCATAGCTGTCACCGCCGGCCGTAAAGGTCATCGGTGTTCTTTTCTCCCACAACTGCCGCAACTCCTCGACGGCACTCTGTACCCGGCTCGATGATGCCGGATGCCGGTCCGCCCATGTAATCGGCGCGTTAGAAATCACAGCTGTGACATCAAGCGTCACCGCTTCCAGACAGATGTGGTCACTGGCGCTATATCCTTCTTCCGTTGCATAGTCCGGGATCTTGCTGGACAATGTCTCCGGGCGTTTGATGATAGCATCGAACTCAAAATCTCCCAAGCGTGCGGGCTGTGTCGCTTCCATCAGGCATCACCTCCCGTAATTAAGCGCATGCGCCAAATCTTTCGTAGATTGCGAGGACTGCGAACTCACGGTAGACTGCAGTTTGGATGCGGCGTTGCGATCAGACACTTGGAACGTGTAGCTTTGCCGGTTTTCCTGTTTTACAGTGATGTTTTTGGTGTTCGTGGTTTGAGCAATCGGCCGCTGTGATGCCGTTGTTGTAGACACCGGCCTTCCTCCCGAAATAAATGCACTGGCAGCATTTCTACTTGTGGCAGTGCTCCCAGAGGAAGTCTGTGTCCCTGTCGGTGATTTACCATTGCTTGTGCGGCCGCTGCCACCAGAGGATTTTCCGCCTCCCATGCCTCTAAAACTAGGCGAATTCTTATCAGGACCGTCCCCACCATCAGAATCATCGACATCATCGCCATTTCCACCGGCAAAGAAATTTTTTACGCCGTTCCACAGGTTCTTAGCCCAGGTGATTTTATCGCCGAACCAGTCAAAGAATCCTTTCAGCCAATCCCAAATTGCCTGTGCGCTTTCTTTCAGCGGCTCCCATGTTTCGCCAAAAGCAGCGCGTCCCAAACCATTCAGAATATCGAGGAAATCTTGCCACAGTTCCTTGCAGCCTGTCAGGAATTGCGTCCAATCACCGGTCTGAAAGCCGGTAATCAAGCCAGCCAGAAGGTCGAATAGGTGTCCGCCCAGTGTGATGATGTCTGCGGTCAGGTCAACCAGTCCTTGCCAAAGGGCTTGCAGAACAACTAAAATCGCACCTTTGTGTTCCTCCCAGAACTGACCCAGCGAATCAAGAGCGTCTCGGCCAAATTGCTTTGCCCCCTCGAAGAACGCACTGATTTTCTCTCTCAATGCGTCAACGTCAACACCAGCCTCGCTCAGGAGTCGCCCAAAGACGCTATCGCCGCCCTGCAGGAAAGTAAAAACATCTTCCAGCACAAGGAACAGTAAGAGCCATTTTGCGGCCGCAAGGGCAGTTTGCAGATTAAATCCTTGCAGGAGTTTCACTGCGCCCGCTAGGAAAGACAGAATCTTGCTTCCGTTGGTTGCAAGGAACAGAGCTGCGGCGACCATCGCAATCAGCTTCAACAACTGTTCTACGCCGCCAAGTTTCTCGGAAATGCTTTTCAGCCACGAAGTCAGCCGCTGTGCCTTTCCTATCAGGAAATCGCTTATGGTTTTTATTGCTTTGCCAATACTGGTTGTGATGCCAAGCATATCATCTGCGCCTGCAAGCCAAAGTCCCCACTGGTTCCTGACATAAGTAAGAGCGTCCCCGATGCCGAAACCGAGTTCATCAAAGTTCTTTTGAATGTCGCTTTCCGCCGCAAAGAACGCTTCTTTCAGTTGCTTTGCGGAAAGTTTTCCGCTCTCTGCCAGATTTTGGAGTTGCTTTTCGGACACTCCCATTGCAGACGAAATGGCTTTCACCACCTCCGGGGCAGCTGTTTTTAAGTTGGAGAAGCCAGATTTGTCCAACTTGCCCGAAGACATAGCCTTTTGCAGTACGCTCATGGTGTTGTCAAGATTTGCTTCTCTGCCGGAGCCCTTTTCCAGCTTTTCGACAAGCGAAACAAACTTCACAGCATCATCAACCGGGAACAGTTTACTGTTCAACTGCACCAGCTTTGTCACATCTCCGGCCATGGCTCCGTATTCTTCACGGCAATCCTGAGCCCCTTGCAGAATCTTCTGCTGAATATCCGCTTGATCTCCCATCTCGCGGGTTGCCCCGCGGATGGTATCGTTGATACTGCCAAATTCCTCTGCAAGACTAGCAAGCTTAGTAAAGGAAAAGCCGATGCCGATTACGCCAAGTGCTTTAGCTGCAAAGCCTTTTACTTCGCTGATAGCGCTTTTTGCGTCATCAACAGAGCTTTTATCGACCTTGAACAGAATTTGATTGACGAACTTTCCGATTACAGTTTCCTTCGCCGCCACTTATGTATCCCCCCTTCTGTCCTCTTGGCTTTTGGCGTACTCAATGTCCCGCTGCATCATAATCAGGTCGTAGAGTTTTAGCATTTCATCCAGATTATAAACATAGGTCAGTTCGTACATCGAAGCCACCCGCTCACGAATCAGGGTATACATAATCCATTCAAGGTTCGTTACTCTGTCGTTGTCGAACTCTCCGTACTGTTCGAGCTGCCCGCCCGGCGCACTTTGATAAGGCCTCCAAAGAGGGTGCTCGCATCTTTGAAAAAACCGCTGAAGTTTAAGCGAATGACCTCAGCACAAAGATTGAGCATTCCGGCGAGGTACTGGCAGAAAATTTCATCAAAATCATCCTCGTCCATGACCTCATAAGTGTTTTTCTCAGGATCCAAAACGCGGATGTTGCTGTGATCCAGCAGGAGCTCACTCACCAGTTTGCTCAATGCGTTGCCATTGATGCGGGCAAGCGCCTTGACCAGCGAGTCTTTGTCCATGTCCATCCCGTCAAACATTTCCATGTTGACAGCATCCTTATCGTCGCTAGCAACCGACACGGTGCCCAGAATCGGCAGGATGATAGATGCAACATCGCCAAAAATGTAGGTGGCATCCTTGGCACCGAATGGACGAACCTTGAACTGGTATTCGCCAACCGTGATGTCGCGCATCTCCATGCGTTTCATTTTCATATCAGGTTTTCTCCTTTCAGTTCTTCGGTTCCATCTTGCCAACAGCCCGCAGTGTCCACTCCTGACTCTGGCCGGTCTTACCGTAAGCGCACGGGGCAGGCTTGGAAACCCATGCCTTGGACGCCGTGAAATCCGGGTTAGAGCCCAGATCCTTGATCTGCATATTGAAAAGGCCGCTGCCCGGGATCTGCTTGTTATTGTTGTACTGCTTCAGCAGCCAGTTGTTTGTTTTGGAGCCGTACTGCAGGACCAGCTTGATTTCATAACGAGGATCATCCGGAATCGAAATGACCACTTCGCCATCTGCACCGGCTTCATCCGTCACGCCATCACCCTGCGGAGTAATGGTAATAAAGCCATCCTCCGTAAAACCAGACGCGATGTGAATGCCCATGGTGCACAGAACGTTTTTCGGGGAGTAAACGGTTACATCTCCACGCATTTAGCGGTTCTCCTTTCTCAGTAATTCAGTGTGCCGCCAATTTTCGCGGCGATCAGGGCACCTGCCAGCTGTGCTGTCCATGTCACACCGGTAAGACGGCGGCTCTTACGAGTTGCGGCATCCAAATCGGCCGCGCGCGGCACAGTGACGGTATATGCACGAGACGCTTCTCCATCATCGGAAGAAGCATCCTGCACAATGCCACCAGCACGCACGCCCTCTTCCAGCGCATCAATGACAGCGTTCTGCACCAGCGCAATGCCCTGATCGGTATAAGGCACTTTGGGCAAGCCCAGAAGCAGGTTCAGCGCCTTGGACTGAATTTCGGTCTTCAGCCAGTCACGGAAACGAATGGTGTCGATCCACTCGCCGCCGCTCACCTTGCCACCTTGCACCATGGCTTTGCTGCCAACAGTTGTGTAATACGAGATATTGCGTGTTTCCAGACTTGCAATATCCGTGGTGGACAGTCCCTGTGCAGACACCATGGAAAGGGACTTAAAGCACCACTGCTCACTGCCCGGGTCATAGGAGAGGAACCGGGAGGCGTAAGCACAGTTCACGCAGTCGTTCTCGGCGGTAGCGTGAATGACCGCAGTGCGAAGCATTGCATCCGATACCGGAGAGGACGAAATGCCGGTTGTCTCGCAGATACACAGCTTTTCATTGGCTTCTGTCCAGTCGGCAATGCTCTGGTAGAAGTCCTCCTTGATGCCCGCCGGGCAGATGCAGTACCAGCCCGGCATACCGATGGCTCTGTCAAGAGTCACATCCACCTTTTCGGTGGAGCCGCTGGACAGCTTCTGCACCGCAATCATTACCGCGGGCGGCTTCGGGGACTGTCCAAACACCTTGCTGGCACCAATGTACACAGGGTCGTCCGCTGCGAATCCGGCGCTCTTGAGGTCCTGCAAGCTCGCATAACCGGCAACATCAGGTGTAACGCGACCGCCAGGGGCTTTAGGCAGAGGGCCGACAATGAGGATGGTGTCATAACCACCATCAATGGACATCGCTTCGGAGATCTGGATATTGACCTCAACGATTTTGTCGATATTCATGTGGTTTCGCTCCTTTACTCATTTCGGATTTCTTTTTTGACTTCGACTTCGTCAAACCATCCGGCTTCCATGTCTGCAGCTTTTTTGGACGCTGCACTGGCATGGTCTTCCGAATACTCGCCGTCAATCGGAGCCAAGGCAGCGTACTCCTTAGTACGCTGCACAAAATCCACATAAAAAGAACAGCGCGCCCTCTCTACGCCGGGCGCGCTGTTATGGATCGGTTCAGGTGACCCTTCCGTGCATACCGTGATATTCATGGCGCGCATTTTGTCACCTGCGTATTGGCTATCAAAGAACTGAATAGCTTGTTCAAGGTCGTCCACGACCGTTGACAAGCCAACTTTTTTCACCCCGGCAGCATGCTCCGTCTTGCTCTCGGTGACCAGTTCAGCAGAAAACGGAATGCGCTTGCATTTTTCCTGCCAAAGAATCCCGTTCTTGACGTACTCAAACGCGTTCACCGGCTCGATGCGTTCAAAGTCGAGAACGACATACGGAAGCGGTGGACGAACGGAATTGGGATAGCTGTAAATCACTGTGCAATGAGGGTACAGTTCCACAAACATGAGCCGAACCGCCTCGCGGCACTCAGCTGGTGTCATTGGCAATCTCCCCTTTCTCGCCCTCAACAGCTTCAAACTCTGATATCCAGTGCTTCAGGATGGTGTTTCCCCAGTAGATGGACGACTTGCAGGCGTACCACTGCCCCATGTAAAGCAGACGATCTCCCGTTGTCTGTTTATCCGGTTCCGTAGGAAGAAGCTGGACATCACTATACACAGTCAAAACGCCGGTCGTAGAGCGGCCAGAAGCATCGTCCTGATTGCGGCGCGTTTTGGCCTGCACATCAAGTGGAAGCTGCATATCCGAGTAAGTTGTTTCGGCTGTGCCACTGTCCCAGCTTGTGCCCTTATAGCGGCGCACAGTGTACATCTGCTTAAAGATGTTCATTTCTTTCCTTTCTTGATAACGTACTGACAGTTCTGACGCAAGGCGCCTGTATCAATTAGGGGCTTCGTGGAACTCTTCCCTTTAATATGCACAGGCACCGGGCCTTCCTTGCCATATTCGTTCATCATCCAGCCGCCCTCGATGGTGATGGGCGCGTTGGGTGCCCATTCCTCATCTTTGATTGCATCCTGAATCATGGACTTTGCCTGAGAACCAATCGCATTGGAAACCGCATCAGCTGTTTCCAATGAGGACAAAGCCTGCTGCGAAAACTCTGATAGTTCTTCCGAGTGCTTTTTGATGGTGTCCATAAAGGGACGGGCAGGAATCATCACCGAACCGTCTTTGTGGAGGGTTCCGTAGTGGTTCCAGTAGGCGACCTCGGCCAGCGATGTTTCATCGTCAGCCGCCTTTTGGTCTGCCTGATACCCAACCTCTATGGTCACATTGGACAGTTCGTTCAGGCGCTCCATCGTCGCTCTGCCCTCTGGCGTCAGGTCAAGGCCGATGTCATTGGCTATCGCCATGGGCAGGCCTCCTTATCGAATCATGATAGGCACGATATGCCGGTTCCGAATCGAAATAAACTGCAAGCCGTAGGAAGTAAGCTGGTACTCAGCATCTCCGGTGGTCCCGGCGGTGCTGGTGGCAAAGGAAATGCTCACGCCACCTTCGGAAACGCTGGCTAAGCGACCAGTGTTTGCGATAGTTCCGAGAGAACTGTCACCATTGCCAGCCATTTTCATAGCATGGCAGACCAGCAACGCCACCGCCAGATTGTAATCTGCGCCGAACTTCTTTTTGGAAATGACCGGCGCTTGCAGGTCGATCCAAAAAGAAATGTCCTCGTCCGAAGCGGATTTGAACTCGGTGCCAACCTTCTTTACAATTTTGGTAATGGCGGTTACGTCAGAAGAATCCATCAAGATTCACCGCCCGCAGGAGCATCGGCAGGAGCGTCAGCTTCGGAATCGGCCTTTGCGTTCTTTCCGCGCGCCTTTTTCTCCTGAACCTCCTGAAGCAGGCCCATGCTGATGTAAAATGCCATTGCATCATCATAGGTTGCATCGACCTGCGCAGTTTCGCCGGGGAGCAGAGAGATGGAGCCGATGCAGATGGGCTTCACCGAAATGTTTTTGATCTTCATGGGGTGTTACTCCTTTCTTACAGGCCGTAGACCAGACAGGCGGACAGCGGATAAGGAATCATCATGCCTGCATCGCGGCCCTCGCAGTTGATAACGATTTCCAGATTGCGATCCTGCGGCGCGTGCTGAAGGAAAGCCATGGGAACCTCGTGGGACATCTTGTCCGGGTCTTTGGTATACAGCAGGCCGATGTTCTTGCCGGTGCTGTTATAGTCCTTGTTGCCCTTGGACAGTTCGCCGGCAACTTCCCAGTTCTTAATCTGGGGAGTGTGATCCTTGATGTAGGACAGAACAGATTCGCCGGTGCCATCGATGCGGCGCAGGTTCAGGCTGGTGTACAGGTCGTTGGGCATGACCCAGCTGTCCGGGTGCTCCACATTCTGGGTCAGGGTGTCGATGTAGTTCAGGATGCCGGCAATGTCGGCCGCAATCTCGTCTGCGGTCTTGGATGCCCAGTCGGCCTTACCGGCTGCGCCGTTCTGCAGTGTATAGATGGGGATGTTATTGCCGGAGGACAGAACGCCGATGATGCCCGTCTTTTCGTCGCCGTGCCAAATCAGGTGATTCACCTTGACATCGTACACCCGGCGGGCCGCTTCAGCACGCGCAGAGTCCAGAGACTTCATAATACCCAGCACCGCATTGCGGCGGCAGGCACGCAGTTCCTGCACGTTGTAGCCGTAGCTGTCGCCGATGTTGACAATTTCCGCACGATGGGGAGTGCCCTTCACATCGACACGGGGCAGGTCGCTGGCGTAGCTGGCGATAACATCAGCAAAGCCAACCGGCTCATAGCTGTAGTATTCGATATACGCAGCTCCCTCATCGGTTTCGCTGGTCTGAGGGAAGATCTTCAGGCCGGACAGTTCCGGGAAGTCCTTATCGTACGCCTTGGTCTTGACATGCGCCAGCTGCTTGGCGAAGAAGATGCCTGCATTGTCGGCTCCATCCAGACGAATCTTCGTGCCGGGGAACGGGTTCTTATATGCCTGGTTAATCAGGGAGGCACACTTGCCGTTCAAGGCAAGGCGGTCTTCCTCGCTGTAACCGTTGGCGGGGTCGAAAGGATTGTACTTAGCCATATTGAACCTCCTTAGATCTGCTCTGCGAACTGGGCGGGTGCAATGCCGTTCTGGGCCGCACCGATGAAGCGGGCCTTGACCGCCAGATTGGTGCCCTTGGTCGGGGTGAACTTGCCTGCATCGTCGCCGGTAATCACAAGATAAACCGGCTGACCATAAGCAGGTTCCGCCTGATCGGCCAGCTGCACCCACATCTTGCCGGTCTGGCAGACATCCAGAATCTGGCCTTTGCGCAGGAGCACAGCACCGTCATCGTCCATCTCCGTATTGGCGCTGTACATCACAACGCCCTCGAACTTCTCGGCGGTCGCGCCGGTTGCGGGAAGGGTGATGTCCTTGCCGGGCTCCGCACCCTGCACAACGCCGCAGCCAAAGAACAGCTTGCCATCCTCTGCGCTGTTCCGGCGGGTGACTGCATCGTAATTCGCACGGTCATAAAGCAGGCCGGGCATACCGCGGCTAGGCTCGCCGTAGTTCATCTGTACTGCCATATTGCTCATAGCTTAGTCCTCCTTCTCGCCAGCATGACGCTGGATCATACGATCGCGGGCCTCGTCAGGGTTGTTCTTCTTGCCCACATTGCGGACTGCCGCATTTGCGGAATCAGCATTGAACACCTGACGACGCTGGTCTGCCACAGTCTTGCGACCATTGATTTTACCCTTTGCGATATCAAAAGCCGCGTTGATGTAGGCTTTGCTCTTGCCATCCAGACGCATACCCGGAATAACGGCACGAACGACCTTTTTCTTTGCCTGCATTACCGGCATGGATTCCATGCCATCCAGATGCAGCTTATCGCCCAGCCGACACAGTTCCACACGCTGGCTGACCTGCGCGGCAATGGATGCGGCGCTGTCATGGTTCAGCTGGTTGCTGGAATCGTCCGAGGTATCATCCTCATCTTCGGTAGGCTTGGTGTCGTCCTCTGCAGCATCAGCGCGGGCATTTGCGGCATCCAGCATAGACAGCAGGGTGTTGATGTCCGCCTTGGCCGGGCCATCTTCCATAGCATCACGGCGGGCGGTAATGTCTGCCAGCACGTCCGGCTTCGCAGGGTCGTCACCTTCGCCCTCGTCCTTGGTGGGCTTATCAGTGGTGTCACCAGCCGCCGGGTCGTTTTCATCGTCAGTGGTAGCACCGTTGGTGGCCGCGATATAGGCTTTGAGTGCTGCTTCAAGGCCTGCCGGGTCAAGGGCAGGAGCCGCCGCAGGAGCACTGGGAGCCTCGCCATCATCGGCAGTGGGCTTTGTGGTTTCCACAGTAGTATCATCGTCCTGCGTGGGGTTGTTCATCTTCTCGTTCTCGTCCATAGGGGGTGTACCTCCATTGTTATCTTGGCTGTCCATGTTCAAGTGTGCATCATCACCTGCGCGGGCGACAGCGACCAGCGCAAGGTGATTCACACGGATATTGGTCTGGATTGCATCATACGGCTCTCCATTCCATTCTCCGGGTTCCATGATAAGATCCTGATAGTACCCGACAGACAGTTCCCGCAGACCCGATGCCTTTACGGCATCAGGATCATCAATTACGATTCTTGCTCGGACGGTTTCTCCGTCCTGCTGTCCGGGGGTCAGGATTGTGCCCACTCTCTCCCGGCGGGCATTGTCCTTGTTGATTACCCGCGCATCGTGGGTTATGATGATGGGCTTTCCCTCATAGCTTGCAAGGCTTTCCGGGTCAAACACATCTTCCGGTCTACGCAATTCTCGACGCTCCGAGCCATCCTCCAGCGTGTACTTAAAGATGCCCGTGCGGGTCAGAATGGGGTTATCATAAAAATATCCCTCGGCGCTGTAATGCTCATCGACAGGTACACTGTCGGTTCGCATTTCGCTCCGAAGAACTAGCGGCGGGGTATTCTGTTTCATTGTTTTTTCTCCTTAAAGGCTACAGAATTCAGCCTATCGAAGTTAAAGACAGGTTTTGCAACACAGCGGCACTGGTAGTCCTCTCCGGGATTACAATGCCGCCCGCTGTACACTTTGCCGTGCTTTGTCATGTACCACATGGCCGGCGGGTCATCATAACGGAATTTCTGACCGTCAAGTTCACGGTGGCATTCGCGCACACGTTCATCACCTGACGAGCTCCAGATGTATTCCTCCACCCCAGCGGATTCCTGCCTTGTGCGGGTCAGATTCGCGCTCAGGGTGCCCACCTGGTCACGCGCAAGAAGATTCGCTTTTGACTTGGTCACATCAAACCGGCGTTGAATTTCATTGGAAATCGCCGCCGGGGTGCAGCCTTTTGCAAAACCCTCAATAATGACGTTCTCCATATCATCGAAGCAGTCGCTTTCAATGCTGGTAATGAAGCTGACATTTTGCTCAACCCATCTTTTAAGCATCAGGTCGTATCTTTCGCCGAGAAAGAAATCATCATGGATATCCACTCCCAGCGTGGCGCGCACGCTGCGCTGCCATTCTTTAAGTTGCCGCCGGTCGGTGTAGTCAGCGCACCGGCGAACATCCCGTTCCAACGGATCGGTTTTCAGCCGCCGACTGAGCCGGTCACGCATAATGCGGAACCTGTTCTGGATGCGGCGAACCATGTCGCTGTATCCATCATGTCTGATGCTGTCGGAGCCGGTTTTTTGTTCTTCCGCAACGATAGCAAGGATTTCAGGCATAGATTCTCGCACAACCTTCTGCAGTTCTTTCAACCGCCGATTTTCAATTGCGCGCATCTTGCTTTCTGCCCACTGCGGATACTCCGGCTCGATCTTTGATTTTTTCGTCATTGAAGCGCGCCCGGTCATGCCAGGCCCATTATTCTTCACAGGCATATCCACCTCTTTATCTTTCTGGGAACCATCTTCCCTTTGCGGGCATCAAAAAGACCCTGCATCTCCACCTTGATGCAGGGTCTTTGTTCTTATGGCATGCAGCACTTGAATTTTGACCTTTTGCTTACAGCGCGCATCCGTCCAAGTGCGAAGCGGAAGGAACGCGGTTTATGGCTCCGCGCCGGCTCTGTCATGGAACAGGCCGGAACACTTCGCAGCGGTCTGTTGGGAGCAGGGTCGGTGCTCCCTCATGCCATCGAGGTGCCGATTACGGTGTACGGCGGGTGGTGCTGGAGGTGGGGATTGAACCCACAGCCTGACGGTTACAAATCGCCTGCTCTGTCCTATTGAGCTACACCAGCGTAAAAGCCGAGGGTACCGGGCTCGAACCGGCGGTCTGGGAGTCAAAGGCCCATGCCTTATCCAACTTGGCCAACCCTCGATATGGAGCAGTCAACGGGGCTTGAACCCGCGGCATCCTGCTTGGAGGGCAGGCGCTCTACCAACTGAGCTATGACTGCAAACAAAAAGAGCCTTTGCGAGGGACGCTTTCACGTCACCTGCAAAGGCTCTCAACGCCAATATTTTAGTCAAACACCTTTTTGCCTTCGGCAAACTTCTTTTTAGCTTCGTTCAGGCTGATGCGGTTATAACCGCCGCGATAATCAGGATCCGCTCTCTGCACGCCATCATTTACCCAGCCGCACACGGGGCATTCCTCAAAATCGTTGTCTTCATCAAAGCTATGCTGCCCACATACCGGGCAGAGGATTTTCTCAGTCATCTTCGATCCCTTCCAATTCAAGCTGACGTTTATAGTAATCTTCCCCATCGTCAGGCTTGAACATCGTTCTTACGCCCTTCTCTGGGGAACCTTTTGCAAAGTCATTTTTCTTCGCGTCATACCGGCACACAAGGCCATCTTTTGTCTTGTAGCCTTTTATACCGTTTCCGCACGGGCTTTCCAAAAGTTGAACCGCCCGCTTTTCGTACTGCTCCTTTGTTGTAATGCCATCGGGAGCGTACTCAGCGGCGTGGGTTCTTCCATTCTGCCAGTGGTTGTTCAGCTTCTGCTTGTTGGGGAAACCTTTCACCTTGAAAATGTTCGCGCCTTTTGCCGAAACTGCGTTAGAATTTATTTTAGCATGACTTTGAGAATCATTCAAGTCTTTTGATGAATTTTCCTCGCTCGATACATCTTTTGATGATGTAGAACCGCCAGAACTGGAGAACTTTCCATCTTCATCGCGGTTGTGCTTGCTCTCGTCAAAATCATCCAGTGTAATGCCCAGCCGGTCAAGGTATTCTTTCACGCTTCTGAGAAACGGTTCAAACACAAGTCCACCGGGCACATCCTGTTTCAAAATCTGTTCAGGGGGCATCCATGTAGCCGTGAACATCTCCTTTTGGTCACACCGAGGAACGCCATCGAAGCCATTGACGAGATAGATCTGAACGGGAAGCACCTCATCCGGCTTGCCCTTGCAGTTGCCGAGATAGGTAATATCTCCCACGTCAATATTGAACTCTTCCTTTGCTTCCCGGCGGAATGCCACGCTCGGCGTTTCCCCGGGTTCGATGTGACCGCCGGGGCCGCACCAGCCTTGCCCATCGGAGCGTTGGCCGCAGAGGATTTTTCCATCATTCAGAACGAAGCCGGCAACGTAACCGCAGTCACCTTCATCCGTAACCAGGTTGCCTGCCGCAGGCGGGTTCTGCGGATTGGTCGGCCGGGGAATGTCAGCCTCGCCCAAGCCCCAGTCCTGATTAACATCTGCTTCCGTGATGATGTTTTCAGGGTCAAACTGTTCATCCTGCGCCAAGGACTGGCGAACCTCGGGAATTTCCAAAATACCAGCCGTAACGTATGTAGATACAGTCTGTGCTCTGGTAAGCTGGGCCGCGGCATTCGCCTGGTCCTGCGTAGCCTTTTCATCATCAGACAGGCTCCATGCGCTCTTGTAGGTGATAGTGTACTCCGGCACCTCTTTGATTTCGCCGTTCCACACCATTCCGCGCAGAATCAGTTCGACCAGCGTGCGGGTGTTGTCCCGGAGGTCGCCAGACTGGATGCCGGACACGGCTTCCTTATAGTTCTCCATGTCCCCTTCGCCGGTGGCATTTTCACCCGCTGGGGAACGGCCAAAGAGCCTAGTCTGCGGGATATGGCTCACAGCAGACAGCATTGCGCAGGCATTGTCCAGAATGTCCTTAACACCAGCCACAGACAGGGATTGAATGCCCACATCCTCGCCATCTGCATCAATAAAGACCATGTTCAGCAGATTGCGGGCAAGGTCAAGCATTTCCATACGCTGAAGCACCGTATCGTCACCGTCTGCCGTAGACAGAACGTTGGCAAGGTTCTTCATTTTGTATGTTACCATCGACAGCCGTTCCAGCAGGCGAATGGAGTAGCCCGGACCGATGCAGGCATTGCGAAGTTCTTCGCGGATGTGCATATACTCCGGGATGCCCCATGTGCGGTAGAGATTTGACATCGTGGAGCCTTCGGGGATTTCTCCATTGTGGAACACTAAGCATCGCGAGGAATGCACTACATAGCTGCCGTACACGCTGTTTATCTGATAAAACTCCGGGATGCCAGTTCCGCCCTTGCGATAATCTTCATCTGCCGGATTGTTTTCGTAGCCGTTGATCCACAGCGGAAATACCTCATTCCGTCCGTAAACCAGCAGTTCTTCCACGCCATGAACATCCCGCCAGTTCAGCGGATCCTGAAGAAGTCTACCATCATCCACCAGCATAACAACAGCAGAGCCGCCAAACAGCCGTGCCCATTTTAACGCTTTCGCGAGTTTGCTTTGGTAATGGATGGTCTGCAGATGGTCGTCAAGACGCTTCTGCAAATCCTTATCCTTGATGCCAAGGTCGATACCGTTCTTGGTGGCATCGTCTGCCGGGGCATCAATGATGGTCGAGAATAGCCCGTTTCCTGCATAAAGGTCGGCCAATTCCGCATCCGTCACAGCTGCACCGGTTGCCCACTGGTAATACTCAGTGCTGTCGTGCTGGGTGCCATACTTGTTCAGAACGTTGTAATAGCCGTCGAGGCGAAGTTGCGTTTTGATTTTTCCGGGGATAACTCTTTTCACCTTTTTCTCCTTTCCGGCTATCATATCAGACTGCGTACATCAAAGATGCCGCCCTCGTATAGCGCAAGGGCTACCGCATCAGCGCGGTCAGGGCTGGTCAGGCCACGCTTCTTCAAGGCATCCTTGCTTTCAAGTTTCAACTTTGCAGGAGCGCCGCTAAAGATATATTTACGGGTGGTAAGCTGCCCTATCAGGGTTGAATCATTTGGGATGTGCAGGGCGCCCGCCGTGGCCATATCCCGTAGGACCGCCCACATCCACGTTGCGATATCTGCATAGCGCCCGGCGGCTTCCTTGTCCGGCACAGCGCTGGAGAAGTTTACCGGCACGACCATCAGCCTGGTTAGCTTCTGCCGAATCCTTTCTCGGTTGAGTATGTCGGTCACGCCTCCACCAACGCCGGTATCATCAATGACCGCATAAATAAGACCGCGGTACTGCGGATACGCTGCACGCAGGGTTTTATATATCGCAATGATATCGTCTGCCGTAGCGTACAGATCTTGACCATGGCGTGTGACCAGCTTTTGGATATCTCCATCAATGTTCTGTGCAATGGCCGTATCATCGTTGCCAAAGCGGGCAACGTCACACCCGATGGCGATCCTGACTGGAGCACAATGTTCCAGAGGTTCAGTATTGACAGCCTTTGTGGCGAGTGCCATCGGAATAAAGACATCGTCCTCATTCTCCGGGAACTCTCCGTCAACACGGACACGGACTACATTGCTGTTCTTGCCGAACTTCCGCTCCAAGTCAGCGATATTCTGCTTATTCGTGCGGGGGCTGTCCCTGCTGGACACCTTCATGCAGTAGTAGGACTGGGCGTCCACGGTATGCGAATCGTGGAATGTGCCAGTGTTCTGCGTTGGGTTTCCGCACATCAGCAAACGGTTGTTATCGCCGGAAAGCGTACCCTGTATAGCCTCCATGATGGGGTCAGCAACACCAGATGCCTCGTCCACCACGAAAAGCATATTATCTTCGTGGAAGCCCTGCATATTCTCCGGCTTGGTGGCTGTGCGAGCCACGGCGAACCAGCGTTTCTCATGTCCTCTCATGTAAACACGAGTCTTTGTCCACACAAGCATAGCCTGCAAGACAGGGCTGCGTTCCTGCCACTTGGCAATTTCAGCCCAGAGGACATCGTTTAACTGCTGGCGGGTCGGAGCCGTGCACACCACGCGCGGATACGGGAAACAGGACAGAAACCAAAGGACTAGGTTTGCTTCAAAGGCAGTCTTGCCAACGCCCTGTCCTGAGCGAATCGAAACCTTGCGGTGTTGTGCAATAGCTGTGGCGGCTTCTTTCTGCCACGGATCAGGCTTGAAGCCAGTGACCTCTTTGAAGAATAAGCAAGGGTCTTTACGGTACAGCGGGATCCGCTTGGCAAAGACTTCACGTTGTCTCAGTGCCATCGTTCGCATCCTCCGCTTCCGTGTCTGCCGCCTCGACCGCCGCAACCCAATCGTCTACCAGCTCATTCTTGCCGCTGTTGCTCATTCTGCGCAGGTCGGCAAGCTGTTGTATCACCTTGGACTTCTGGCGCTGTACATCGGTCAATAGCCGCTCTAAGCGTTCCACGATAAGGTAGCTTGATTCGATGGTGGTTGATGTTTCCACGGTGGTGCCGGGGAGCCTTTCTTCGCGATCGACTTTAGCATCTATCCGCTCAATGTAAACCTCCTTGTCGCAGGCTTCTTTTTCCTTATCCTCGTCCAAGCGAGTAAACGATCTGCCAGACTTGGAGGTATGCACCGACTGAATGTGCTGTTTTTTCTCTTGAACAGCGGAAATGCGTTGAAGTAGAAAAGCCTCCCGGGCGGTCAGCAGTTGGAGTTCCTGTATCAACAGGTCTTCTGCATCAACATCCTTCGTGCAGTCCTGAATGGCTTTTTGGTTTTCCTCTGAAAAAGAGCCAAACATCACCGCAGACCAGCCACCGTGTTTCAAGGCATTCTGGTTACCCGGCGGCGCGCCTCCATGGTTGCCAACTGCATTGACATTACCAAGCGGTGCGCCCGACTTTGGCTTGCCATCCTGCGGGGCTTTCTGGGTGCACTTGGAAGATGCACCCTTGGGGTGCGGCGGGGTGCGTTTCTTGGGTGCACCCTTTTGTGCATCCCAATAGCGCTTCTTCCACGATTTCACAGTGTTCAGCGATATGCCCAGCTTCTTTGCGATTTCGGTGCATCCCATCCCTTTCTTATAAAGGGTGAACGCCTTATCTCGCGTTTCCATCTACATCGCCACCACTATCCTTCTTCATTTTCTGTCCCGGTATCTGCCCGGGCTGTTGTGTTGTTCCAAAGAAAAAGCGCCGGCCCTTTGCAGAGCCAGCGCCGCGCCCCTCTCACACGACCTTTGCGAGAGCGGTTTTGGAGATCATCAAGTTTCCCAGTTCCACGGCCAGGAACGTGCCCACGAACAGGCCAGTGCTTGTTAACCAGAACGGTGCGCCGACCATCATAGACAGTTCCACGCCGATGAACAGAGCCACGGATAGGGAGAGGATGACCGCTTTCCACAGAATCCCCAGCCTTTTCCACGGTCCCCAGACCACCAGTGCGTATGCAGTCCCCTCAGCCAGCAGGCCAAAGAGCACATCGACCGGGCCGAAAGGACTCGTTGCATTTGCGATTGCAATCCCCAGCAGAACCGCCGGGGCGTACCGCTTATCCTTGAACGGGAGAGCGCACAGCATATTAGCCACCCGGAACTGGACGACTCCCCATGACAGCGGGTTCAGGGTGGTTAATGCGACATATAGAGCCGCGACAACTGCGGTCTGGCATAGGGCTTTGGTGTTTCTCATATTCCATGCCCCCTCATACCATAACGACCACATTGCCGTGGGATGCGTCGTTCACCGCAGATTCGACCATGATCCAGCTGGGGTGCACATCCTCAACAAGCTTCTTCTTCAGCTTGCTGGCTGCTTCCTCGATGACGAGATTTTCACCTTCCAGATATTCACGGATGAACTTGTCGATTTCGCAGTAGTCCGGAATAATCTCTGCCGGCTCCATGGTCACAGTAAATTCATTGGTGTAGTCTGTCTTTCCGATGGGGCAGAAGCACCGGCATTTCTGCTTATAGACGATTTTGCGCACGCCGTAGCGATTTTCAAACTTAGCCATTGTTTTCTTCTCCTTTCGGCTTCTGAACGATGAACAGCAGCTCTTTTGCCTCACGCGGGAACGGAATTGCCATAAAAGCTGTGAGGAATGCAGATGGGACATAGGCTTTCATACGGGTGTAGAAGTCCCGCAGCGCCGGTTCCTGCTTGGAATAGAACTCGTCCATCTCCCGGACGCTAGTGACCAGACCAACCTCCTGCACGATGTTGAATCCGATTTCGGCCAGCTTGGCTTTCAGTTCATCGTAGCCCCATTCATAGACATGAGCGCGGTACTGGGTCTGGTACCCATTGCCCGGGGTGTTCGGGCAGGAGAGAAACATCTTTGCACCCGGCTTCATCACCTTGTAGCATTCTGCAAGGCTTTTTGCGCCGTCCGCAGGGTGCATATGCTCAATGGCAGAGGTGTAAATCACAAAATCGGCAAACCCCGCCGGGATGACTTTCGACATCTCAGCAACGTTGCCCAGCTTCCAACCCACCCGGAACGGGTAGTAGGAAGTCAGATCTTTAGGTTCAAGGTTCTTTGCGGTTGCGCCGCGCATAGCCTCTTTGATGTTCGCTTTGCTGATGTCTACGCCGGTATAGGATGCAATATCCTTTGCGTAGTAGCGCAGCAGCGGGAGCATCAGAGAGCGGCCGCAGCACACATCCAGCACGTTCATGCCCTTTTTCGCCATGTGGGCGGCGGCAAGGTGCTGGATATAGTTCATTACGTCCAGATTAGTGAAGAAACCGTCTCTGAACTGCATATAAAAATTCCGCATCTGGTAGGTGGTGCAGAGAATTTTTTCTCTGTCCATGCCATCCTCAACGCGGTATACGATATCTTTATCCACGCCATTTTCCTTTCGTATCAAGGTACTTCTGGTATTTGATCCACTCTTTCAGCGCATACTCTCGGCGAATCCGGTAGTCTGCGCCTATCATGCCCTTCGGGGGTCTGACCACAACCATTTCTGAGCCGTTGAAGTAGGACAAGCCGCCAAAATTGACCTGTGTAGTCCATGTGGTGCTGTCCACGCTATAAAAGCCAAAGTCAACCGCATCCTTTTTGGTGTAGCCCAGACCGTGCACCCGCACCCCGCAGGCGTTCGCATACTGCACCAGCCGTTTGATGTAGCCGTACTCGCTGGGCTGAATGTGCTTGATTGCGAAGCCACCGATGCCGATATAGGGATAGTCCCTGCACAGGCGTTTGAATTCGTCAAGGCCGCGGGAGCGGTGCCAGACTGGAATGCTCTGCTTGCCCGTCTCAGCTTCAAGGCGGGCTCTCATGCGCTTTACGACATCATAGCCTACGATGATATCCACGTCCAACTCGAAGAAGTGCTGCACATCGTGGCGGTTGATGAAGTCGATATACCTGCTTAGGTACCCGTTCCAATCCACCGGCTTTGACGAAGCCTCTATCCCGTGCATAAACGTGAATGCCCCGCTGTCGAGCAGAAACATCTTCCATTTTGGCATTTCCTCGACCTGCCACGGCTTGATATAGAAAAAACTCTCCAGAACGTACTCCGGCCTGTTTTCCCGCACGACCTTCTCTGCCGGGAAGGTGCCCGCCAAACACAGCCTCATGTTTCAAACCATTCTCCGCAGTGCGGGCATTGGATAAGCTTAGAGCCATTCTGTTGCGCCGTAGCGGGCTGAAAAGGTGCAGGCCGTCCAGATTGCTGGCTTTCAGAGTCCGAACCTGTATCGGCCACTTTGGGCGGCTGCTGGGCAGGCTCTGTGAAGAACTCCTCAAAATCGGAATCGTCCACATCCCGGAGCAGGCCATCAAGTTCCACTTCACTGAAGCCGGTGCTGCTCAGATCCACATCCAGCGCCTGCAGTGCATCCATTTCGGCGCGGAGCACATCATCATTCCAAGAGGATGCCTCTGCCACCTTGTTGTCTGCAATGCGGTATGCCTTAATCTGCGCGTCCGTCAGGTCATCGACCCGGATGCAGGGCACTTTGTCCATGCCCAGCCGTTTTGCGGCCTCATAGCGGGTGTGTCCGGCAATGATCGTGCCTTTTCCATCAATCAAGATGGGCACCCGGAATCCAAATTCCTTGATGCTTTGGGCTACCGGACCAACGGCTGCTTCGTTGTTTCTGGGGTTGTTCTCATAGGGATAGATCTGCGAAATCTCCTGATACACTACTTGCTGATTCATTTTTTCTCCCTTCTTTGCTTTTCCGCTGGCGTTGCGGAACAAATTAGGGAGCGGCGGTATCTTTCCTCCTTTCTGGGCATAAAAATACCCGTCCGGTGGCGAAACCGGGCGGGCAATGCGCTATGATTAGAATTTTACGGTATTATTGTACCACTTTTGCCGTGACGCGTCCATGACATCTTTTTGACATCGAGCTAAGACATTTCCAATGCGTCGATACCAAACATCAGCATTGAGATTTTATCCACTGCTGCATCATGGTCACGGTAAACCTGCCGGGCGCTCACGTTTTCCTGCATCGCAATCTGCTCCACAGGCTTGGCGGTCTCGTCAATGTACATGGCCTTGATGATGCGCAGGCCCCGCTTCAGAGCTTCATTGTCGCTCTGGGCGCAGTAGGTTTCGTACAAGCCAAGCATTGCATCGATATGGCGAATCATGATTTTAGTGCGCCGGCAGCTGTTGCGGATGGATTCAACCGTAATGGCATTGTTCCGCTGGAGCATCATGTCCAGCAGTTCCAGTGCGGTTTCTTCCTCCTGACCATCATGTTCGCCAGCCTCGTCCGTATAGACCGCACCCGTGCAATGTTTTTTGAACATCCGATAGTTCTTCAGGAGCAACTTCGTGTTCCGCAACCGGCGGTCACACCGGCCTGCGGCTTTACGGGCCTGCTCGGCCACAACTTCCTTTGCACCCTCGCGGGCAGCTTTGCGGGCAGTTTCTTCGATGAACGCCATCATATCTTCCGGGATAGTCATTTTGCGCATCCTCCTGTTCTACGTTGCCAAAATCCATCAATTTAGGTATAATAGAGTTGCTTTTCTCGGGGGATTGCGCAAGCAGTCCTCTTTTTGTTTACTCAAATGGCACTCATGCGACGAGAAATTTCACTCTGGCTCAAAACAGCCAGCGGCACACGCTTGATGCCCCGCTCTGCCGCCATCTTCGCAGACACAGCACTCATCACGCGAATCATATCTTCCACGTTCACTCCAGACGAATAGTACAGCTTTGGCGGGTGGCTCCCGCTCTGGATGTCGTTCACTTCAAGTTCTTCCTGCAAGGCCTGTTCCACACAGCGCTTCAGCCATTCCTCGGCGCAGTCCTCGCCGTCTGTCTTGACCCATCCGATGTACTGTTGATAGCCGTCTATGGCTTCTTTCTTCAGCCGTGCAAGGCGCTCCTTGCCAAAGCCAAACGTCAAATGCACCGTCGCGGCCATAACCAGCCATGCGATTTCGGCGCCCTCGTCCTGCGCCATACGAAGCCGTTCTTCCCTATAATTACGCGGAGCGCGATTCTGTGGCAGACGCACCGTGAAATCACAGATTCCCCTTAAAACGTCCCGCATAGCTTCTGTGGCCTTCCTCCGATTCCCAGAGTCGATTTTACTTTTGTAGCGGGCTTGAAATGCCCGCATCTCATTACAAGCCCGGGTCAGGCGCGTGGCTCCAATGCCTTCTTCCTGATGCATAGCCACCACCATGCACCAAGTAAAGATTTGTGCGGCCTTGTCCTGCTCATCGACACACTGCTGGCGAATGTCCTTCATCTGTTTTGCCATCTCCAATCTTTGCATCCGAAAATTTTTGCCAGGATTTTTTGTGCTTACTGCAATCCCAGTAGTTCTTGCACCACCGACACTGACCATTGCACAGGAACGACAGATGTGCTTTCATGTGCCCTCCTTTGCATTTTTGACCTTCGGTCCAGCCATGTGGCTTACAGCCCAAGACCAACCTACCATAGGCAATGCAGCCACAATCAGGATAATTCCGGCCGCATCCACGACCATCGGATTAAAGAAAATTTCACGAATCAGATTCATTTTTCGTTTCCTTTCCTTTCTTGCAGCACCCCATGTAATACTCTGTAGGCTCCCAGTCAGAAAGAACGATTTCTCCGATTTTGTCGCACCAGCTGTCACCCTCTCCGACGTGCATACAATTGGGGCAAGCATCAGGATTACATGCCCTCTGCGGCCTGTCTTTTCGACCACAATGATGTTTCTTTGCCATCAGGATCCTCCCCTACGCACCGGCTTCTTGCCATTCCCAGCAAACTTTTCAGGCTGTTCATCGCTCATGCCGCGGACCAGCACCCGTGCTCGTTGGTCATTCGGCATCTGGTAGGTGCAACCAGTCGCAATGTGAATATACAGGTCATTCAGCACAGCGCGGGCAATTTCTGCCGTTTCGTACTGGCCCAGACGATATACCGCACCGCCGCCCGTAGGAACCGCCTTGATTTCGTGTTCAGGGCTCACATACACGCTGGTGCACTGGGCAATGTTCGTGACAGAGTCCCATTTTTTGTTCATGACGTACATTCTGCATCCTCCACATAGCACCAACTTTGAGGCGGTCGGCTCAGCCTGTCAAGGTCAGTGCAGATACACCCGTCATTTTCAAAACTGCCGTTTTTATTTTTCATTTTATCAGCATTTTTGCAGCGCCATTTTCCATCTGCATCAGCATACCTTTTGGCGCACGGGCACATAAAGTCACGAATCGGCCTAGGCACATCGTAAATTTTTAGTTCCGTGATATGCCAACCGTAGCCGGGATGAATGCCGAGATATTCGGAAAGCTGTTCATCGGTCATGCAAGTGATAAGTTCTTCTCTCTTGGCGTTGCGTTCTTCATCGTTATTTTCCGGCAGGGTGTAAACCGGCAGATCCAGACTCGGAGCAGTGAAGTTAAACCCATTGCAGTCTCGGTCAATTTTATAAATTTCATCGCAGATAAACTCGCCGATAACTCTGCTATCCATCTTCTGCACTCCAGCCCTGCGCGATTTCATAATCCAGCCATCATGACCGGTGCAATAGATATACACTTTGAACGGCGCCTCCAGCTTCGGGCAAGTTCTACGCACCTCTACGGTCTTCATTCCAGCCCAAATCAGCTTGCACCAGTTTGGCCGGATGCTCAGTAAAACAGCTTTACTCACTTTGCACCTCCCCGCCGTCCAGGTCGCCTTTGAGCTGTTCGAGCTTTTCGAGCACGATCTGCTGTACCTCTTCAGGCTTGCCGACGATCTCAACGAGCTGCGCCAGCATGATGTAAACATCCGCGATTTCTTCCCTGACGCTCTCGTGGGCGACCTTGATCTTCGCACCGTTGCGGTAGTTGAAGGTTACGGCCCGCTGGAGATTGCAGATCGCCTTCGTGAGCTCTGACATTTCCTTGATCGCCATCTGGAGCTGAGGGGCGGTGCCGTACCGATTGATCGCCCGCCGGATGGTACTCAGACCGTAATTAGGAATGACCGGGATTCCTGCATCCTCGTACCATTTGAGTTTTTCCCGCAGGGTCGCGTAGGCCCACAAAATCGTGTAATGCTCTGCAATCAGTCCATCGATGCTCTGCTTTGGGTCATCGAAGAGGTGATCGGTCAGGCTTTCGGAGAGTTCCATATCGTTGCAGTTCAAATCGATGCTGCTGCCATGGCCCTTGACGAGCTGCCGCGCGTACTCGGTCAGCGCTATTTCGGGTTGCCGCAGCCATACCCAGCCGTCCTCGCTGACGTCAGTAAAGTTGAGGGCAGTCTGAAAATTGTTCCCCGGGTTGTTGGTCGTCAGCCTCGGAACACTCTTAATCTTTTGCTTATCCATTCTATACCTCCTCAAAAATCCCAGTCGTCGGGGACATATAAACGGCACTCTCCATCCCCGTTGTCGCTGGTCGGTTTATCAAACGGGCAGCCCGGGCAACCATTTCCGGTCGCCAAACGGCAACGGCAAAACCCCATCAAATAACGGGCCATTTCCTCCGGACTCGTAATAGCATATTCAGGGTTGGTCTTCGCCTCCTCAGTTTCGAAGAAAAACTTAATCGGCTTTTCGTTTTCAATAATATTCCTGTAAGCTACGCCAATTTTATAAATATAGTTATCACGCAGCTTACGGGGAATCTCGGCAATATACCGGCGAAATGCTTCCAGGGAGTTTGCGCGCTTGTAGTGGTTGCACATCCGGCAGGCGGGCATAAGGTTTGAAATATCATCTGCCGCGCCATCTACTTCATCCCACACCCGCAACGGTCGGAAGTGATCTACTTGCATATCTTTGTAGGCAATCGCCCTGCCGCAATATGCGCAGCGACCTCCGTACTTCCGGTATACCGCCTCACGGGTTTTCTTATTGATTGCCATTCTGTGTCACTTCCTTCGGTGGCAAAGGCATCCAACCAACAACAGGCCGGTCAATCCGGTTGTTGTAAACCTCGTCCGGGTTGAAGTGGCGGTATTCCCACCAGCCTTTCGGGATTTTGTAGTCGTCCCGCTCCTCGTCGTATGTCCCCCAATCGGGAAGGTCTTCCCAATACCATACGCTATCTTGTAAAAAAACGCTCCCGTCTTCATAGTGCGCCGTCGTTATTCCGTACCCGTCAATTTCGTTTCGGTACAGAATCAGCACTTCCGTCTCAACTTTCGGAGGATCCTTGTCGGGGTCGCGCCAGAAAGAAAGTAGCACTCCTTCCTGTGCAACAGGAAGTTTCTCGACCTTTTCCCGCGCTACCCGGAGAGTCGCAGAAACAACATCATTCGCACTCGGCTTTTGAATCGTGTTATACTCCAGGCATTTCAATACGTCCTCACGGTTGATGTACTCATCCATTGTCTTTCTCCTCATAAATGTCGAGCTTCATGTCCAGTGTGTACGGGGTGTCCACCGCGACGTCTGCGTCCGGGTCAAACTGTACGTCCAAGCTCCCATCTTTCAGCGAAATGGTGAGCACACAGTTATTGAGCTTTGTCGTAAAGCTGTCACCATCGTTCAACTTCCCATGGTCAGCCGCGTACAGCTCCAGCGCCGCTTTAATCGCTGCGTTCGACTGTTCCATAAATCCCTTTTCATTCATCTGAAACCACCTTCATCTTCACCACATTGAATTTTTCATACTCCGGGTAGCAAGCTCTAGCCATCGCCTTAGCCCGTACAGCAGCACGCTTAATGCCCTTTTCATCGACAACAACGCACGGCAGGAGTGCAGAGCCACGTTTCCCGGATGCAGCGATAAGCATCTCATACTTTGCCATCGTCTCGTCCTTTCTCTGGTTTCGGCGGGTGCGCTTCGCTCTGGCGGTCTATATCACCATCCACGCAGCACGCCGCATAAATCAGAAGTGCAGCCATCACCGCCAGAACCACCAGCACAATCCAAAGCCGCATTTTGCATCACCCTCCCAGAAGATTTTTCATCATATACCCGGCCATAGCCTGTGCATATGCCTGTTTAGGAACGTCTGCCGCACCATTCTCTTCCAGCAGCTCTTTGATGCTGTGTTCGCGTCCCGCGCCGTCAATGGCCCGAACTCTGGTACTGCCGCGATTGACCGTCACCGTTTTCTTATCGCGCGGGTGGATGCCGAACGGAAGCTGGAAACCTTTCTCAAACACCCAGAGGTGATAGCAGTCGCAGACGTCCACTAGCCGGTCCTGCGTTGGGAACACTTCGACGGCAACTCGCTTCTCGCCGAACAGGTCGTTTTTAATTTCCATCTTGACGGCCCACGGGATATCCCCGCTGCCGTCACTCCGGCCAACGCCCTCTGCCGCCGTAATCGTGACGTGTTCGACCTTGCCCCATTCCGTGCGGAGCAAACGAGACATCACGCTGTACTTCTGGTCTTCGCTGATCCATGCCCGATCTCCATCTCTCTCATCCAGCCGTGATAAGGTACTCCCAGCTCTTCAGCTGCCTGTTTCGGGGTAATCGTCTCAATCCACTTCATGCTACTACTCCTTTCCAGTGCTCATGCCCATCAGCTCCGGCGTATCCACTACATTTCCAATCACCTTTGCAGTCAGAACCAGGCTTGCAAGACCATGCTCGACAAACTCCTTTCGGTTCTCCGAAAATTCTGCGTAGAAACCGATATGGCCTACGCCGTAGTCGATGTATTCGCCGTATCTTACGGCAAAAATCACATCTTTGCCGCATCGATCGTCTTTTAAAATGTCCCCCTCAAAAACAGGTGCCCCGTTTCCGTCCGTCAGAGTTGTGTTCATGCCGATCGTAAAAGGCTTGACGAGATGGGCGTATGCCGGCTCTTGCTCGGAGTTGATGTACCAGCCCTCACCCGGGCGGCTGTTCTTCACGCCCGGGGAGCGAATCAGGAATCCCTCATGCCAAGTGCCATCTGGGGACTGCCCGCGAAAAGTTCTACCCTGCATCATGCTTCACCCCTTACCTTAACGGGAAGCACCAGCGCTTCATACTGCGGCTCAATCAGCTTTACGGGGGACAGAGGGCCGACCACCCATGCGCTGACCTCGTCTCCTTCCATCGACTTCAAAGCCTCGCTCAAAAATTCCAGATTAAAGCCGATTCGCAGGTGCTCTTCCAGCTTTCCGTTGAAGGAAAACTCCTCATTCATCTGTGCAATCGTGCTACGCATCGATGCTCTGCCCGTGCCGCCGGGTTCAAGATCCATTACCAAGGTGCTCTTTTCCTTTGCGTCTGCAGACCGAGCAAGTTTGACGCGCCCCAGAACGCCCAACAATTCTTTCCTGTCAAGCATGATTCTGGTTCCCTCGCTCTTTTGGGCTGCAATTTTGCTATAATCCAGAAACGGTTCCGCAATCAGGCGAGACTTCACCTCAAAGTTGTTGTCACTGAAAACAGCCTTTTTGCGATCGCGAATAATCTCCACGTTACCATCCATGGATATCGTATCAACTGCTTTTGCAGTTGCGGCGGGGAGCGTAAAGCGAAAATCGCCATCAGCTGTGCAGTTGATTCTTGCAATTGCCATCCGATAACCATCCAGTGCACAGATTTCCAGAACATCCTCGCCTTTGCGCGAGAAGCACAATCCGCGGTGAGCAGGGTGTTTTTCATCCTTTGCTACCGCATAGATAACTTTGGAAATAGCCCAGCTTAAATCGCTGGCTCCTACAACGCATCGTCTTGCGTCATTACCGGGACCTGAAAGTTCCGGGTAATTCTCTGCCGGCGTAGTGTTCAGACGTGCCCTCGCTGTGCCGGACTTCACAGTAAGGATGCCTTTCTCTGACTCGATGCTGATTTCCGGTGCCACCGTGCCGCTGATGAAATCGACTCCGCGAGGCGGAACCACCACATCCTGCTCAACCGGTTTAGACAACCCGGCACGGACACTCAGTTCCAAATTGGTGGCGTATGCGTTGGAGCCGCTCAACAAGATTCCCGCATCATTGGTGCCCACCGCCCGAACCTCCGGCACCGCCGTGCGCAACTTGGAAAACAGCGCTCCAAGTTCACTTCGCTCAAACTTCATCTTCCTTTTCTCCTTTCTCAAAGTGCTTCATGCTGAATTTCACATAGCATTCAGGGCACATATAAGCCACCCGCTCCGGGTTATCACCACGCTTTCTGCGCAGGAGCAGGGCGTACATTTCCTTCATAGGCCGGTACTTGCCGCAAACGGTGCAATGTTCCCACAGCCGCTTTTTCTGTTCCATTGTTGGGATTTTCTGCAAAAATGCCGCAGGCTTTTCCCGGCGCATATTCTCAGCGCCCACTATGCTTTCCATGTTGCTCCGCATAAACACCGGCGTACCAGCTGCATCTGCCGATGTCAGAATGTCCTGTATCCATCCAGCCTTTGGAATAACCTTTTCGGCATTTTGGCCTGTTTCCGCTCCAATAACTGCCCATTTCAGCTTTCGGAACGCTTTTGTTGCATCGCCTTCAAACGGTCCGAGAAGCGGCTCTATGGCTACGAACGTATTATACTCTTCGTTTGCCCACACGCTGTCTGACAGAATCGTTGCGGTAGAGCCGTACCAGAAATTGTTTTTCTGTGGAAGTACCCCATGGTTTGCAAGGTTCTGATATCTCACCGGATACTGCGTCAAGAAAATGTACTGGTGCTGGGGTGCCATTTCGGCCGCAGCGAATACCTGAATGATCCAATCTTCCGGCACCCACGGACCAAACAAGTCACCGTCCGTGCATACCATGATGGTTGAGCCCACCTTGACCTTTTGTGGCCAATCCATACGATACCTATGTATCGTGGGCATAAATCCGGTTGGGTTGTTCAGAAAGCGGTTATTCGTGGTTTCCCATGGAGCGTCCAACTCAAAGAGGTTCGCTCCGACCTGCCGAACCTTCGGACGTTCTGCAAGATTTCGTCTCCAGTCGCTGGCAAAGCGTAAAGCGCTCTTTTTTGCGTAGCAATATCGGCAGTCTTTCAGACATCCTGTTACAGGATTCCATGCGTAATCCGCCAATTCGTTTTTTGTTCTGTTCACCGATAGATCCTCCCCGACTGACTGTCGATCAGGACAATGCGCTCTGCAATCTCAAACCCTGCGGCATCTGCCACATACCGCAGAACGTGAATAAGATCATGCACCCGTTTCTCGTCCTTCTGGATATTATTTTCAGCACGCGCCCGGGTAGGGTCCGGCGCACCGCTGGGGTTGTGTCCTTTGCGGGTATCAGGCATTGCTATCCCCCTTGTCCAGAATCATATAGTACTCGTACTGGGTGCCCGGGTTGGCGTTTGGACGGCGGCGCACGATGTCAACCCGATACCCCGCTTTCAAGAGCAGCCGTCCCAACTCTAAGCGTTCATCTTCCGAGAGTCCTTTTGCCTTAGACGGCGCAAGGGAAAGTTCGATTTTAGCCAAC